GTTGTAGGCCGAGCCCACCGTGAATGCGGCACCACGAACACCAGTTACTTGGTCCGGCAGGTCCACACCAATCCCGCCGAAGTATTTCTTGTTGGTGACGATTTGCGCGGTGATGCGCTTGTCAACCGCAAGCGGGGTCGGGCTGACCACTTCCCAAGTCCAGGGCAACTCGGTGTAGCTGTTTGCGCCTTCGTCTGTTCCCAGGACGCGCTCTGCACCGAATTCTCCTCCTTGGATGAGATTTCGGAAGTTGCTCATTTACTTTCCTGAGTCTTCAGCGCCGGGAATTTTAATGCCGGAAATAATCTTGAGGATTGGACCGTTCTTAAGCCGAAGAAGCAACGTGCCGTCGCTCTGGGGTATGGTTTCAAACTCGTGGTCACCAGGATGCGGTGAGGGTTTTGAAGTAACAACCGGATTGTTGCCAGGAGCCGGAGTCTTGGGAGCCTGAATAGCCGACGCGATATGCTGCGGCATAGAACCACCAGGCAGAGGCGCATGAACGGCTTGCAAAGGCGAGGGAGTAGGCATAGGCGCTCCCGGCCCGGGAATGACACGTGACGGCAGCGGCGAAGACGCGCCCGGCACCGCGGCGGGCATTGGAATTCCAGCATAGTTTAACATAAGTTCCTCCTCTTTAGCTCAGGTCAAGGTCCGGCGTTTCATGGTTGCCTGCGGGACGCTTGTATCCAAGAGCTTTCTCCTCGGCTTCCTCCGCGGCATCGTCATCGTCTTCGTGCTCTTGCACGTCGGAAATGTCCACCAATTCATACGAACCGGAATCCTCCGAGAGCGAAGTGACTTTGAACTTGCCGGTGAAGGTGTAGGTCTCCCCAAGCTCGCAATCGTTCTCTTTGTAAAACTCCTTGAACTTATCACCACGCAGATGAAAGCTCGGGTAATGAATTTTCTTCTCCAAAGACGAAGAAACCGGCATCGCTAAACTGTCAGATTTTTGGCCCAGGTCCATACGCTCAAACATAGAGCGTCGTTGGACTCTCGTCAATACATTGGGCGCGGACGGTTAGGTGTCTCTTTCCGGCCCCAGTGACCTACGGGGTTTTTCATCTTCTCGACTTCCACCCGGGTCAGGCGCATACAGTTGTATTTTCCGTATCGGCTGGCATCGGCAAGGTGGTCGTAGTTGCCTCCACGCGGCCCCTTTAATGGCTCATCGCCGCCGAAGCCAGGCTCGCCCTGCACCGGATACCGATAGCCGCCAGAGCTTGCCGTCCAAAGCATCGGGCAGCACTTCTTGTCGATGTTGTAAATGAGCTTGCCGAATCTGTCGGTCTTTTCGAGTATACGATTGTAGACCGCGAGAGACTCCTGCAAGCCAATTTTCGCGTAGCCTGGAAAAATTTGGTAGGAATGAAGCACTCGCACACTGCTTCCAGTATCTTTCTCCGCTTTGCCTGCCACGTCGCAGTAGTCACGCACGCCTGAACACACGAGCCGGTCGTTCCAAAAAGGGAAAACCTGGTTTGTGATTTCCAGCGCGGCCTTGCACTGACGATTCACGTCGGACATGATGGCGTAATATTCCTGCAAATCCCACCAATACTCATCGGTGCCGTCAGTCCAGTATGCACTCCAGATGACGCAGTTCGTAGTGCCGAAGTCCCAGGAGCGAATCAGGTAAGCACCACTCGGCCACGGAAGCGAAAGCTTGGCGTGCTCCTGAGTGAAAGCGTAGAGCACTGGGTTACCGTCGAACGCGTCGGCATACTCGCCATTTAACATCCGAGCATACATAGCCGGATTCTTTCGATACTGATGCTCCAGAGTCTCTACGTAACCAGAGGGCAAGTTGTGTGCGTTGTCTCGCGTCTTCAGATGCCAGAATTTAATGTCGGAATTTGGGTGCTTCTCCAAATCCTTTTCCATTTCGGCAATCCAGTGAAGTGTGCCGGGAGGATTTGTGTCGAGGATGACTCCAGTATCGAGGATAAATCCGTTGGCGTCGCAAGTCGAAGGGTCAGCACCTTTCCAACGTAAACAGGCGACTCCAAGGTCAAGGTCTTCCTTGTCCAACTGGTCAGCTTCCACAAAGATGAGCAGAGAACATTCAAAGCCCCGAAATCGTGTTCCCCGATAGCGAGCTTCAGGCACACCGGCAAAGATGATATAGGAACAAAAACGTGCACCGACATTGTCGAGCCAGTTGAGCTTTTCCTGTTTCGTCGCATTCGGGTTTGCTTTCTGCCAGAGGCTCCACTTCTCGGCGGCGACCCGGGAAGGAATTCGGAACTCTTTGCCGCCCTCAACTTTCTTGAAGAGACTGACGCCTGTGTCCTGATAAGCAGTGCCGAGTTTGGGCCAACACAAATTGAATGTTTCGAGTGTGGTGTCTTCATTTGATTCTTGGGTCTTGCGGAGAATGTAAATCTTCGCGCCTGCATTGTGCCAGCCATGCTTGGCGACCGCTTCAACACAGATGCCTGTGGTCTTGCCAGTGCCACGACCGCCGATGAGCGCGCGGATACGGGCTGGACAACTATGAAATTCTTGAATGTCCCGGCCCGGCTTATACCATTTAGTCGGGTCGGAGTCCGGCTCCTGCACTGTAGCGGGTATCAGCTTCGACATAAAAGAAAACCGTCCAGCCTTTCCCACAAACTGCGATGGCGGTTAAACACTCGCAGCCCCCAAGCTGGACGGTTTTACGATGGGTGCAGGTATTGGATTTGAACCAATGACCTTCGCGTTATGAGCGCGACGAGCTACCAGACTGCTCCAACCTGCAATCAAATTACATCTGCGGGCCGCGCTGCGGCTTCGACCGCCTGCTCAGGTCCACGCCGGGAGCGGCATCGCTCGCCTTCTCTCCGGTATGAGATATTTCCGCGAAGATGGAGCCGACAGCTTTGTCCCGGCTCGCGTGTCGCGAGACGATTTTGCCGGTGTCCTTTCGGACCTTGGCATACTGGCCGGAGGGAAGCTTCTTAATGGTGTAGGGCACGTTAGCTCCCCTTGATTTTCGCGATGATGTTCTTCACCCACGCCACAATGACGGCGCGGTATTTCCAGCCGAAGTAAACTCCGGCTCCGATGGCTGCAATGACGATGACGGTTTTCATGGTATTAGTTCACAGGGCGCTTCGGGCCGTGAGGCTCGCCGCCAGGGTTGAGGGGTTTGTTCCCGTCGTCCACAGACGCCACGGTCTTAGACCTGGGTGCCTGCGGTTTCTCGTCGCCGGGACGCTGTTCGCTGTTTTCGTTGCTCTTGCTCATGGATTGCTTTCTGCCGGAGCCGCTCGTAGCAAGCTTCGGCGTATCGCTTCGTGGCCAACTCGACCGCCGGAGTCCGGTTAGACTCAAGACGTTCGAGCGGCACAAACTGAAAAAAGGTTCCTCGCATAAAATTCACGGGGCGTCGTCACCTACTTCATTCGGCATTATCGCCGGGAAGGTCTTTCCCGAAGCCTTTCGGCGCGAGCCGCCCCGTCACTGTAAGTTACTGCGCCTCTTCGAGCGCGTCAACGATTTCCGTCTCGCTCGGCAAGTGAGCTTCGTGCATCGGGTCAACCAGAGGGTCAACCACACGTAGCAGTCCAGTGATAACTTTGGCTACCCACGCTTCCTGCTCCGGCCCCTTCCTGCTATTCTCAAAATCAAGGCCACTCACAAGTCGAGCAATCACAGCGCCCAGGCTGTCGAGCGGAATCCGGTAACCCTTCTGATAATACTTCAGCACGCGCAGCATCGAGCCGCCTGCGTCTTCGTTCCTAATCGGAGACCGGTAGACCAGGCGCTTCGCAGCAATGTCGGGATAGAACCGGTCATCACACACAGAACTCCAGCCTTCATCGAAGTAGAAGGCAGCGCAGCAGCATGTGAAATCGAACGAGTTGCTGACCGCTGTCGCGTCATTGAACACCCAACGGTGAATGATTTGAATTGCAGGCGAGAAGCACGTCAGCGTGTAGGCGTTGTCGGTCACGTGAATGTGTTTCTTACAGCGTTCCACCACGTCCGGCAACGTCCATGATATGTTCTTTTGCATGCTCACTAAGAAAGCAGCGAGCCTGAGCCCGGCGTCTTTGTCCTGCACAAACACGTCTACATCGTTGACTGGGTCGCCTGCCACAGTGGAGCGAAGGAAGCCGCCGCCCACGAAGATTTTATGCCTCCACGCTGGCTGCTGCATAATGTCGCGCAGAGCCTTCGGTGTCCGTCGAAGAGCCCACTGTAGGTCTTGGTGTGATAGTTCGGTCATCGTGCCCTCCTTGCTTCCTGAACCACCAACCACGCCTGATAACATTTCCACGGCTTGCGGCCAAACTGCCACTTCCGAAACCGTTTCGGTGACAACTCCTGCGCAGCGTGCGGAGGAATCTCGTCCAGTTCTTTGTAGGGTCGATTGTTCATTGTTCACCTGCTTTCACCACAATGCTGTTTCCGGTCTTCTCGAATAACGAGTCTAACGCTTCAGCAGAAATCCACTCCCCAACCGAAAAACCCTCACCCCTGGCTGTCTCGATATAGCGAGCACCACTGATTTGCTCAACCCGGTAAATGTCTCCGAACTGAAAGTTCGCTGTGCGGCGCACAATAGCATGAACAAGTTTCATTGTGTCTCCTCCACCACGTGCTTGAACGCGGATTTGAGATACTGCGCCGCCTGCCGGATTTCCTCACGAGGGACCGATTGGTCTTCGTCCATCAGAGCGCACTTGGCGTGCAGAACCTTGGCGAAACGTCGCTTGGTTTTGTCGGACGCCTGGGTGAAGGTTTTGAATTCGGCCACAATCACCAGCGTCTCCGCAGCGCTCTGGGCCGACTTGAGTCTATCTATAATACCCACGCGGCCAGACTCAAACGGTGCCTGCGGGTTCGCTTTTGTTTCCATAGATTTGTAGTGTGCTGCAAGCCGAAACAGATTGCGCTCCGGCCTATTGTTGATGATTGTTGTCATGAAAGGGGGATAGGGAGAGCGAGGGCACGCGAGAATCGCGACTAATAGACGACACCACTCGCTCTCCCGTAGGATTATGGTTTGTTTCCGTTCTGCCCGCCGTCACCGGGGGTGCCACCGTTGCCGGGAGAGTCTGGGTGTCCACCCGCTCCACCGGAACCGCCGTTTCCACCGCTGCCGCCTGCGCCACCGTTCCCGGTCGCATTGCTTGAGCTGGTCGCGGTAGTTAAAGCATGGCTTGAACTATTCGCCGCAGATGATGCAGTAGAGCCCGAATTTCCGCCACTAGCGGTGATGTTGTCTCCGACGTTCTT